CCAGGCCGACGGGCAGCAGTGGTGATCAGATCATCGACCCAGAGGATGACCCCACAGCACTGGGTGGTTTCTGGAAGTCGGCCTACCCATGGTCGGGTCGATGGGGAATCATCTCTACTTCCGCGGGATCCGGTGGCGGCGTCACTCTCTCCTTGCCGGTGGGCGGCTCATTCGTCTATCGGTTGGATCAGAGCACAGATGCAGGCACACGGCTGGAGTTCAATTCCACCAACACGGACACCACTGCGGACCACACCGAGAGCTGTGAGGATGTCGGCAATGCAGTGGCGGCGCGGCAGCGGGCGGCAGCTGAGGCATTGGTGATCGGGGAGCTCTACCGGGCTGGCAGCTGCCTCGCCCGGCTGGAGTCCCAAAGCAGCCCCGTCTTTGCCTCCAATTCCGATCAGGAGCCGTTGGGTGCAGGCCAGACGGTCGATTACACCTTCCGAGTCGTGCAAGCAGGCACGGTTGTCACCACCAGCACCACAGAGGTCAATCCCACCAGCAGCGGCACACAGATATACCCTCCTCGAGCTGGTGGTGCCCAGAACTGGGAGTTTGAGGGCCTGGCTGGTTACTCCCCAGCTTCTACCTGCACCAACCGTGCCCAGATCTTTCGCTGCGCTCTGGCTGATGTGGTTCTGCCACGGCCCGCCAGGGTGATTGAGATCGGCCTGCGCTGCACCCTCGGTGTTCGAGTTGGTGGGCTCTGCAATTTCAGGGACTGCTTCAGGCAGAAGGAGATCAACCGGAAGGCAGGGGGTGAGCGTGGCGGCCAGACCCTTTCATCAGGCTCGAAGTTCAATGTTCAGGTCTACCAATCCGGCACCACCAGCCGTGCTGAGATTCGCTACAGCTTCTGGCGGCTCAAGTGGCGCAAGGCCGGGGACACCTCCTACACAGCCAGCTCGCAACTGTTCGGCGCCCGCAGCCAGACACAGCAGCCCAATTTCCATTCCATGCAGCTGGAAATGCCCACAGGTGAGCCGTGGGAATATCGGTTCGAGCCTGTCAGCGGCTGGGAGATCCGCTCCAACACAGCAACCGGTGATTTGTGCGTTCTGGATGCGTCCAATCCCACCATCCGCACCGTCACCACCGGCGGCATCACAATCCGCTACAAAGGAGAGGCGCCGATCACAAGCCGGGTCCAGTCGCAGTGGGACATGGGCAAGCTCGAGCCGGCCGCCACTGCACCAGGCTTCAACCCCTCCAACCTTGGCCTGGGCTGGAGCGACGACACCGGCGGGCTGTCCATGCTCGATGCCTGGGCTCGACTGGCCGAGGCATTCGTCTACGAAGAGCTGCAGACCACTGCATCGCAAGGCCCCGAGTGGGAAGTCGCCTATATCAACACCATTGCGGTGAACACCACAGCACCGCTCTACGACAAACTTGCAGTCGTGGGCTTCACCATCCGCAGCGCTGTGGAGCTCACTCAGCTCAGCCAGTTTTCGGGTTATGTGACAGGCGGCCAGGGCGTGCGCCGGCTGCTCCAGAGCGACACCGAGGGGCCTACTCACTTGTGGCCAGACATCCTGCGGGATCGGATGCGGAATGCTCGGTGGGGCAACGGCAACAGCTTCAGCGAGGCGCAGCTGGACGTGCAGAGCTTCCGTGATGCAGCCCAGTGGAACTTCAACCGCCGCTACTTCTGTGACGCGAGGTTCGGGCAGCCAGAGAACATCCGGCAATGGGCCGCGGACATGGCGCCAATGTTCCTGCTCTTCTACGGAGAGGCCAACGGCAAGGCCTACCTGAAGCAGGCCATCAGCTTCACGCCAGTCACGGCCGCGGCGCTGATGACTCCCGGCAACGTCGCGGAGGACACCTACAAGCTGATGTGGCGCGATGCGCAGGAGCGTGAACCGTTCCAGGTCAGCGTGCGCTGGCGGCAGGAGCGAGAAAGCACAAGCCTCACGGGCCCTGGGCTGTTTCCTGTTTCAAGGGAAATCCTGGTGCGTGAGGCTGGCGTGCCAGATACCGTCCCGATCCGGCAGTTGGACATGACGGCGTTCGCAACGAATCGCTTCCACGCCATTGATGCGGCCAAGTTCGCCATTCGCTACGCCAGGTTGGTCACGCATGACGTTGAGATTGAGACCACGTATGCCATCGAAGTGGGCAGCATTGCCCCGGACTCATTTATCAAGGTCTCATTCCCCTACACCCATTACTCCGCTTATCGCAATGGTGCGGTGCTTGCTGACGGCTCACTGCTGGCCAGCAGCCCGCTTGCCAATGGCACCTATCAGGTGATCGCCTGGAACGGCAGCATGTCCAACCCATCCGCCCCCATCACACTGACGGTCTCAGGTGCCGGCACCATCGGCTCCCCCGCCGGCATCGCATTCACAATTCCAGCAGTCGGAGGTCAGACCCGCTGGTATCGAGTGCAGTCGATCAACCCACTGCCTGATGGCCGCTTTCGGATCAAAGCCCAGTTCTGGCCCTGTGATGACTCAGGCAACATGCTGATCTCATCAGACTGGGACGAGCCAACTGCATGGGTCATCGAGGATTGACGTGCCGGTAACGTTCCCCACCATTCAGCCCACCTCCCGCGACTTCTCAGGCGGCCGGTGGCCCAATACTGGCAGCCGGGCGCAAGATGGCACCCGGACAGTGCGTCGTTACGGGGACAAGCCAAGTGATGCCATTTTGCAGCTGGGCTTCGCAAACATCAGCAACAGCCAGGCGGACTCGATTCGAGCAGCGTTCGATTCAGCATTCGGCGGGGTGGACAGCATCACGCTCCCCAGCATTATTTTCAAGGGCGACACCCAGCTGCAGGCCCGATCAACAGCGCTGTTGGCCCTGGGCCTTCGCTGGTTCTTCATCGATGAAGAGGAGCCTCGAATCCAGTCGGTCATCCCTGGCATTTCCACTGCCAGCTGCCGGCTACGCGCCGAGCTACGACCCGTTTAATCAGGAGCCACCATGTCTGCCATCAACACCACCCGCGCCGATGTCCTCTGGAATGGCGCAAAAATCGCCAAAATCCGGGACATCAACTGGAACATCAACAACGGCCTACTGAACGACACCGGCATCGGTGAAAAGAACGCCACCAGCAAGTACGGACTGCGCACCACCAGCGGCACCGGCACCTTGTTCTACGACCCCCAAGACTCCCCTACTGTTTCCATCCTCAACCGCGCATTGAGCGACAGCGAAACCACTGACGCCTTGGTGCTCAAAACCGATCGCACCAGTGCGCAGGGTGTGATGAGTGGTCAGGTGCTGCTTGGCAGCCTTGCTATGGGCGTCCCCGTTGGTGATCTGGTCAGTGTTCAGGTGCAATTCACGGTCTCTGGTGGCAACACAGGGGCTTTCTGATGGCAATCCGTGGCCAGGGCGGGGCCCTTACCTTCAGTCGGGAGTGGCCTGAGCCGCTGGTGCTGGATGTCGGCAGGATCGAAACAGCAGGTGGCATCACCCGCTTGGCGATCGATGAGCCGGGGTTCTGGGCTGGTGATCACGTCACCTTGACCGCAGCGGCTGGCATCCCGTTCGACATCGCGGGCACCGGTTACGCCAACTGCCCAGACGGTCATGCTTTCTGGGGTGGCGATGGGTCGCAGGGCCCCGCCACCAGGCACCGCATCGGTGATGTCGGTGTGTTCTGGGAAATCTCAGATGGCGCTGATTTCTGGGAGTCGGAGGAGACTGTCGGTCTGGTCACTGCGGCCACTTTCTACATCCACCGCGATCAGATGGATCGTGCCACGTTCTTCCAGAACGAGCTGGCCGGCCACAACGGCATAGCGATCGGCCGGATCGCCATGCTGCCCGAAGCCTTCACCCCCCTGGTGCTGGCTATGGCTTGTGACGCCACCGGCTACAACGTTGCCTTACTGGCCGCAGCTGGCGCACTGCCTCAAACAATCCCGGGCGGTGAGGCGCCGCTTTCTGATCTGCAGGCGCTGCCGGCTGTGATCAGCACTGCAGGGCTCGAAGCTGATCAGCGCGGCTGGCGCCGCCAGGCGGACCTCGGCAAGTGGGTGTTCGAGACTGACCCCAGGCTCTTGGACCCCACAGCCATAGGTGAGGAGTTCGGGGATGCCGCCAAGGGGCTGATACGCGGCTCCGGGAGCTTCCAGGCCATTCTCTCCAACCGCTACCTGGGGCCTGATGTCGCCAATGCCTCGGCTTTCCTGCGCCTGATGCTGCTCACCCGCAATGGCGAGAAGAGTCGTGCACGGTTCCTGCTCACCGATGGGGATGATGCCGGTTACTGCAATGGGAGCGGTGTCGCAATCATCGCTGGCGCCCTGTACTACGAAACTGACATTCTCCTCGGTCGGTGCGACCTGGATAACGCCGCCGATGGCATCGTGACCTTCAGCGGGCAGTTCATCAGCGTGGGGGAGATCAATCTGGTATCGGGCTCCGACGGCGATCCCTGATGCTGGCCGGCGGGGGCCGGCTCCCTAGCCTCGGCTGAGCACGTCCTAGATCACGTTGGCGCAACTCAGGACAGCAGGGTCGGCTGACTCAATCGTGACAGCTGCCGGCGCTGGCGCACAGGGCAAAGTTCGAGGCCAGCTGGCGGCGATGCTGGATCTGGTGCGGCAGGTGGTTGGCAACGCCAACGTAGCGGCGGGATCAAGCGAAGCCGCCAACCCGCTGACCGCACCCTTCACGCTGTACGTGAATCCTTACATTGGCAGCGATACTTTCGCAGCAGGCTCGTATAACACATTTGAGGCGACGGGCACTGATGAGCAGATTATTGACCAAAAGCTGAAGCGATTGGAAAATCAGCGGCTGACGTGCGGTTTCACCCCACACCGGCCCTTCCGCACCATCAACCGGGCGATTATCGAAGCGGCCATTATCACCAGCAAGAATTGGTACACATATACTGACCCCCGAGCGCACCTTGATTGCGTCTCAATCGTGCTCAGCTCCGGCTTGCACATTGCCTACAACGATGCCGGCAATAGCGGCAGTGCGATCACTGTTGCCGCCTGGGCGGATGGGTTTGAGCCGACGTGGCAGCACTTGATCGCCTTCAACCCAAACACTGGGGGCCTGCTGCTGCCCCGTGGCTGCTCGCTCTACAGCCCCGATCTACGTAAGACAACCATTCGCCCAAACTTTGTTCCGGCTGCCGCCGACGAAGCCACCGACTACAGCAACCGCCGCTCAATTCTCAAGGTCACGGGGACCGGCTTCCTGTACGGGTTCACGTTCCAGGATAAGGTAAGTGTCACAACCAGCCATCACTTGCTGGATTGCATCCATTTTGGCAGCCAAGCTGATCTTGACCAGTTCTACTCAAAGGTCTTTACCGCAGTTGGAAGTGGCGGCAATCTTTCGGCGGGGCTGACGGTCACACGTCCAACTGAGCATGAAATAGTTGGCCCGATTACAGGTTCGCCCACAACAGCATGGGACACGACTGCATCAGCCTCGCCTTACGTCTACAACTGCTCAATCCGCTCCAACTACGGCATCGGCGGTATTTTTGCAGATGGCTCCCGCGTGACCGGCCTGAGGTCAATGGTCACAGCTCAGTTCACCGGGGTTTCACTCCAGAAGGATCTGAGCTGCTGGGAGGTGTACGCAGCCGGCGTTTGGCGTGCGCCCGTTGACTACGCCGAATACATTGCAACCTCGCCCGATTCAGTTCGCATGAAGCCGACGAGGCTCTCTCGGCACATTTGCGCAATCAACAACGCATTTATTCAGGAAGTCTCGGTATTCGCCATTGGCCAGGGCGTGCATCATTACACGGACAGCGGGGGGGAGATAACTATAACGAACAGCAACAGCTCGTTCGGCGGAGCCAGCGCAATCTCCAAGGGCTACAAGTCGGCTGCATTCCCTTCTGATGATAACTGGACGGTTTCCCGTATTCGCGTTCCGCTCTCGGTCGCAGCCAAGGTCGGCAA